ATATTCAATGTAATCAACCAATCCAAAAAAGAAACCCATTCTTATATCGACGGCATCGCTTATTCAATGGCAGCTATTATTGCTTTAGCAGCCAATACCGTTCATTCTGCCAGAAATGGATTATTCCTTCTACACAATGCATCTGGATGGGCATTTGGAAATGCAAAAGAATTACGTGATACTTCCAACGAACTTGATAAATACGATACATCCCTGATTACTTCTTTAATTGATAAAACCGGACTTACTGAAAATGAGGTTAAAGAAAAATGGTTCGACTATGAAGACCATTTAATTACAGCTCAGGAAGCAAAAGATGCCGGATTAATCGATGAAATTGAAGAAAAGGATGCCGATCTTCCTGATGATATTAAGAATATGAACATGAAACAGGTAATGAATTATCTCAGTACTCTCAATAATAGCAGCGATGAAGAAAAATTTATAGACAAGGTTATCAATAAATTAAAAAATACTTTCAATCAATCAACGAATTCACAAATAAAAAATACAGACAAAATGAATAAAGAACAATTACAAAAAGTTGCAAATTCAATCGGTCTGCCCGATGATGCAACCTTTGATGAAGTTTTGGCAAAAATTAATGAAATTAATATAGCCAAAACAAAAGCTGAATCAGACTTAACAGTTGAAAAGACAGCTAAAGAAACATCTGAAAATACAGTTACTGAAATAACAAATGCTCTTAACGAGCTTGGGGAAATTGTAAAAAACGCTGAAAAGCCAGCCGAAAAAATTGAAGCCGTGCGCACATTATTGGCTGAAAAGCCTGGTACCGATACCTCAAAAGCTCAAGTTAAAGAAGATAAGATTGATGATGATAAATCCGGAGCCGATTGGGAAACTATTAATAATCTTCCTCATAATACGGAGGTTGACTCAAACACGCTTTAAATAAGCTGTTTTTATTTTTAAAATTAATGAAATTATAAATTAATAATCTAAATTAAAATGAAACAATTAAGAATTATCGCAGCAATCTTAATCGGAGTATTTGTTATCCTTTCTTCAGGAATAGTTGATGCAACTCCGTTGATGGACATCCCTTACTTTATCCAGGCTCCTGAAGGTTTAATTCTCGGGATGGGGCTTGTAGTTGGCGACATAGTGTCTGAGTATGGAGCATATTACGAGAAATCAAAACAAAATAAGTCCCGTGTTCGAAATTTATTGATGCAACCCACGGTTAGTGAAAAATATATGACCCCGATAAAAACGGATGATACAATTTTCAAACTTGCCAATGGTGTTATTGATGATATCGTTCAGCCTTTTCAAAAAGCTTTCACAGAAAAAGGTGATGTAACTTTTACCCCAAATCCACTTACGCAATATCATTTTAAGGTTGATTTCGAAGTATATCCTGATGATATTGAAGCTACATGGTTAGGTTTCCTAGCGTCCAATAATCTTTCCCGAAAAGAATGGCCTATTGTCCGTTTCATAATTGAGGAATATATTATGAAAAAACTCAAAGATAATATGGAGCTTAAGGAAATATATAAAGGTGTATATGCTGCCCCCGATCCTGGAAGTGCCGGAGCAACCGGTACCGGTATGAATGGAATTGGATATATGTTACAGTCAGGGGTCGATACAGGGACAATTAATCATATTACCCTCGCTACATTAACATCAAGTAATATCTTTGATGAAGTTGAAAAGTTTGTTGATGGTATTTCAGAGATTTATCAGGGCATCCCAATGAATGTTTTTATGGACAACACAAGGTATAAATGGTATATGAGGGATAAGCGTTCACAGGGGTTTTACCAAAAGTCATCAGATAAGGATTTTGACAATGGTATTGATTTTACTCCTCAAAAAGTTGTTTCATTGCCATCAATGGCAGGTCAATCAATTTTATTTGCAACTCCTAAATCTAATTTTATTCATACTACTAAGAAGAGTGTGAATAAAACAAAAGTCAAAATAGAAGAAAGCAAACGTGTTGTAATAGTAATGACCGATTGGTGGGAAGGTGTTGGATTTGGAGTTAATGAAGCTGTATGGACTAGTTTAGAAAGTTCATAATAATTATAATAATTCGGGGAAGCGTCTGTCGCCTCCGTTTTTAAACTTTTAAATTTATAAATATGAAAACGATAAAAATAATCAACTGCCTTTTGTTCTCAATCACCCTGGGATTGATTTTTGCAAATATCACAGGCTTTTCAGCATTTATTATTGTCCCGATTGTTTCTGCCGGTACATTTATAGCAGCCTATAAATTAGAACCTGGTTTATTGGGTTATGACCTTTTGGCAATGGACGATCCTTTACCAATGGATAATATGGGAGGTACTCTGTCATATATATATGTAGCGCTTGCTGAAGATATAGAAACGTGGCCAATCGAACCTGATCCTGACTCTACAGAAGAAATGGATGCTTTACAGGTTCTTACAGGTTCGCTCGCTTGCAAATCAAACAAATGCTTTTTTAAAATTAAATTAGAACCTGAAAAATGCAGTATCGCCAGTGAAGATGTCGGACCAAAAGGTGGAATTGCTCAAAAGCATGTTCTTAAAATTTATAAAGGCGATATGGCTGCTAAAATGCTTGGCTTTATCCGTGCAACCAATAACCAGGAATTAGTGTTTGAGGTTCCTGATGCTAACGGACAAATGATTCAAATCGGTTCTGAAAGTTACCCTGCACGCAAGCAGCCAGAAGGCACTGCAGGAACAGGTGAAGGTCCCGAAGGTGAAAGCGGCGCCGCAATGACTTTTGTAAGTTATGGAAACGGACCTGCGTATATTCTTGATTCCTCAATTACAGTACCAACCACACCAGCCGATTAATTATGAAAAAAGCTAAATGGACAAAATATTATAAGGTAAGGGACGGTATGCCGGCAAAGTTTGCTTGTGCAAGCCATCCCAATGGAATTGACCTCACTGACGAGAATATCCCGTTAGAAACAATACAAAATCTTTTCAATAAAGGCATTCCTAACATCGAAAAAATTGAGCTTCCTGCAAAAAAAGCTGATAAGTAAATTTTTCATTGTGATTAAATTTTGGTTAATAAAAACCCCGTCATTCACGGGGTTTTTTTCTGTCCTTTTTTTTGCAATTGCAATCCTATTTATTTGCAATTTAATTCAATATTAAAATTATGACTAATATAACAAAACATGTCCAAAAATGGTTGAGTTCCGGCAAAAATTATGATAAAGGCATCTCACTCCTTTTAAAATATTCTAAACAAAAAATACTTATTGCCACCCTGTCAAAAAATGAAAACCCTCAGAAAAAAGATAAGCTGTTGTATGAGCTTACAAAACTCGCAGGAATTACGCATGAATATAATAAGAAATCAACTCTAATTAAGGAAGAAAAAAAGAAATTAAAGACTACTAAAAAAAAAGGAGCTACTGAACGAACTATAAAAATAACTGAAAAAATTATTGAAAAGTTAGAGGAAACTAAAGAAGATAATTTTAAAACAGTTACTAAAACAACAACATTTAAGGCTGGCAAAGGAGATAAATCTAAAACACTACCTTTCAATAAACTTCCGTTGATCATACAGGAAGTTATGAAACAAAAAGGAAATCTTTACCGGGATCGTGAGGTTCTGTATAAAAAATTGCAATCAATTCCTCAAAATAATAAATCTGTTAATGTGGGTGCCAGAGTTGTTATCGCTGAAAAAATCAGTCATATTTCAGAGCGCATTGATGTACTTTACCAGGCACAAAAATACTTTGAAGAACACAATGGTGTTCCTGATGAATCTATTCTTAATTGGGATCCTGTGCCACTGGCAGGTAAGCCAAAAGTTATTGATCACTCAAAACTTTCGGATATAGAACTTAAAAACCGGCAGGCGAACGTACGAAGTAATATAACAAAGACAAAAAACATAATTGCTTATCAAAAACCTTCAAAGCAAGAGAAAGCTAATCCAATGCCTGAAGGTCCAAAACGTAAAAAATATGAAGCAAAACTAACATTACTCACAAATGAACTCGCAGAAATCGACAAAGCGATTGAAAAAATAAAATAATGCTTTTGGATTATGATAAAAAAATTAGAGTGGGAAACCGCTAAACGGAAGGTTGATGATTTAATTCCTTATGACAAAAATCCAAGAAAATTAACAGAAGAAAAAAGGGAATTTCTTAAAAAAAGCCTCAAAAAGTTTGGTTTAGCGGAAATACCTGCAATAAATAAGGATAACACAATACTGGCGGGTCATCAACGCATGAAGGTTATGCAATTGTTGGGTAAGGGAGAGGAGTTTATTGATGTACGGCTACCCAACCGTAAACTTACCCGAAAAGAGATAAAAGAATATAATATTACAAGCAATATATCTGCTGGCGAATGGGATATTGAATTACTTGAAAGCGACTTTGTTGGCGATATTGACCTTGAAGGCTTAGGATTAGATATACCTGATTTTAATTTTGGCAAACCACAACTTACAGATGAAGAATTAAATGAGGTGCCAGAGCTACCCAAAGAACCGATTACCGTATTAGGCGATTTACACGAACTGAATGGACATAGAGTGCTTTGTGGTGATAGTACGAATACAGAACAGATAACGAAGCTGATGAATGGGGAACAGGCAGAATTATATTTAACCGATCCACCTTATGGCGTAAACTATGCTGATAAAAATAGGTATCTGAATGCGATTTGCCCGGCAAATCGCATTCAGATACCTATTGAGAATGATTATAAAACACCCGAACAAATGTATAAATTCTGGATTCAGATATTTAGTAATGCTCATAATGCTTTAAAGAATGTTTCTGCATATTATATATTTAGTCCACAAGGCGGAGAACTACCACTATTACTACAGGCGGTTAGAGATAGTGGATTTCAATTAAAACATGTATTAGTTTGGGTTAAAAATCATCATGTGTTGGGTCGGGCAGATTATAATTATAAACACGAACCCATTGTTTATGGATGGAAACAAAAAGGAACTCATAATTTTTATAGAAAAGGGAATCAAAAAACATCGGTTTGGGAACATCCAAAGCCCTTAAAAAACGATTTACATCCCACCATGAAACCAATAGCAATTTTAATAAATGCCATATTGAATAGTTCAGACGTGGGAAATATTATTTTAGATCAGTTTCTTGGTTCCGGTTCAACTTTAATCGCTTGCGAAGAAACAAACCGCAAATGCTATGGAATGGAAATAGACCCACATTATTGCGATGTAATTGTAAACCGTTTTATTTATTATATGAATAAGAGTGAAAAACAATTCACCATAAAAAAGAATGGTAAAGAATTAACTCCCGCCGATATTGATAAACTACAAAATAATCAATAGTAAAATGTCAGAAAAAGCACAATATACAGATGAATATTTAAAGAAAATACAGTTTTTCGGGGCGATTGGTTATGATGTCTATAAAATTAAAAATTTGCTTGATATAGAAAATCCAAAACAGTTTCGAAAAGAGTTTTTTACGATTGGCTCGGCCATATGGAATGCTTATAAAAAAGGGAAGGATTCTTTTGATTTAAATATTGATAAGATATTAGTTGAAAAAATAAAATCAGGCGATATTGATGCCCTCGAAATTTTACAAAATCGTAAAATAATATACAAAGCTGAAGAAAATAGTATATCACAGATTTTAGAAGCTGAAGATTATTAAAATAATATAATAAAATGTCCAAACCTGCTGCTAAAGATATCGCTTATGATAAAATCATGACGTGGCTCGTTGCCCCGCAAAGCTCAACTTTATCTCCCTGCTATAAGGATATATTCAACAGATGGAAAAAAGCTGATGATCTTCTTGATAAATATCCAATTCAGAATGACGCTATTGTTATTTATCAGAAAAGATTCCCGAACCTTAGCAAGCCTCAAGTCTATATTGATTTTACTAACGCAAAAAAATTATTCAATAACTATAAATCACATGATAAAGAAAGACTTCGCCGTTGGCTTATTAATGACATCCTAAAATTCATTGAGATTACATCATTAGCCGGAGCAAAAGGTTTTAAAGCAAAAAACTCAGCTTATAATAATCTTATAAAAGCCGCTCAGCTCGATATAAAAGATGATACTGGTATTGACCCCGGAATCCTTGAAGCTCATAATTTCTATACTATAATTAATGTCAACGGAAAACCTGTTAAGGCTGACTTTCAAACATTCCAGAAACTTCCAGAAGCCACTAGGAAAAAACTTTCCGATGTAATTAATGCCAATCCGATGACAGAGGACATAGCCTTTGAAATTCTTAATCCTAATGGCTGATAAATTTATTGATTATAACCCCGCTCAACAAATTTCTGTTATCCTTCAACCACAACATGAAGTACAAATAGCTGGTCGGGGTCTTGGTAAATCGGCTGGTATAGGACATAAACTTCACCTTATTAATACGATGATGCCCAGATCGGTTTCCTCTATAACAGGTAAAACTTATGGGCAGCTTTTAACCAGAACGTTACCAAGTACAATGAAATTCCTTGAAATGTATTTCGGTTACGTAAAAGACATTCATTATGTTATTAACCGCAAACCCCCCAAAAATTGGAACGATTCTCCATACGAAGTAATCCTGAAACATGATAATTTTATTTCTTTTATTAATGGCACTGGTTATCTGCTTCTTAGTCAAGACCGTGCCGGTTCTGCCCGCGGTCCGAACACAGATTTCGAAATTATTGATGAAGCTCTTACCATTGACGCTGAACGTTATCATCAGGAAGTCTCGCCGACTAACCGCGCAAACCACAAAATATTCCGGAACATTCCGTTTCATAATGGTTTCCATTTTACAACCTCTATGCCTTTTTCTAACCAAGGACGGTGGCTTTTGGATTATGCAAATTATTATCATGAAGAAGCCGGTATCCGGATATTCGATATTTGGAATCGTGTCATTAAAATGCAAATGGATCTATTGCAAATCAATAATCCGAAAGACTTCACAGCCCACTGGAATGAAATAGCAAAAGTACGCACTCAAATGGCTCCATTTGTTAGTAAGTCAGGACTATTATTTACACTATCAAATGCCTTCGACAACCTCGATAACGTTGGTTTACAATATCTTGTTAATGAATATCAAAAGCTACCGCCTTTGATATTCTTAATTGAGATTATGAACTGGGTGCCTGACAAAGTTGAAGATGCTTATTACAACATAGATCCCGAACTGCACGTCTATTATGATGCTTATAACAACAATTACATCACCGACCTGGCTGAAGATACTAACTACGACTTCAATAAACTTGGCTCACCCCACAGCCTGTTCGATTCTGATTGTAATGCCAACGACCCCATCGAGGTTGTCTTTGACTGGGGCAGTAACATATCTTACATGTTCGGCTGCCAGGAGAATCATCAGGTACTTAAAAACAAAGAGGCATCCTTTAATTTCCTGAAAGAATTTTTTGTTAAGCCAGAGCGTCGGCGTGTGATGGTCGATGACCTGATAGATGAATTTTGTAATTACTATCAGTATCATAATGATAAGACCGTCTTCTACTGGCGCGATAAGTATGGCGATATATCTCTCGCTAATTCAAGTGAGACCTATAATGATCAGGCAATTGGCCGGTTCAATAAAAACGGATGGGTTGTTGTACAAATGCAATATCGGGGTAAAGAGCCACCACACCATGAAAAGTATTTATTCTGGGCAAATATCTTCAAAGAGAACAATGATAAGTTTCCTGTTATTAGAATCAATGGTAATAACTGTAAGTACTTTATTATAGCGGCTAATAATACCAGGGTAATTGAAAAGGATAATAAGTTTAAGAAGGATAAGCGTAGTGAACAGAAGAAGAGTGGGGTTGCACCCGAAGAGGCTACTCATAGCACTGATGCTGCGGATAAAATTATATGGTATAAGTACAGTGTTAAAAGCAAAAGCAGTTCCGGTTTTATACCTGCAAGAATGTGAGGGAGTTGATGTATCATTATATCTTATATCCCACCACAAAACCCTACACTAAGGACTACCCTTATCACAGTCTGACCGGTTTTTAAATTCATATTTCCTGCAAACAAAGCGCCGGCAATTGCTTTTTCCATAGGGTTCGGCAGCCATATACATTCATACAAAATAGAATAGAAATTTTACCAAATTATCTATTCTGTTTTATATTAGATTAATATAAATAATTAAATTAGAAAAAAACAGGTATACCTCACCCTCATTCTTTGGGTGGGGCTTCTTATTTAGAATGAATATAAATTTACGCTTAAACGTAAAATAATTGCCAAAAAACTTGACTTTACTATACGAAATATCGTATCTTTGTATTAGAGTTCATTGACATTATGAAGAAACCTGGCTCCCCTCCGGCGAGGGCGGACTGATAGACCCGCGAAGGTTCGACCCCTTCATCAGCCACAAACGAGCGATATTGCTCGAAATAATTAAAAACTTAGCAAAATGAATTATCAGGAACTAATAGAAAAGAGAGTGGCAGAGAAATCAGCTAAATATGAAAAAGCAGTAGTCTTTTCAATGCGCAATTGTGGCGTTTATGGAAATTTAGCTATGTATTATTTTTTTGACGGCGATATATTTCATCACATGTTTGACATACCCACATGGGCCTCTGCGGATGGGTATAAATACAAGAAGAGTTTTGAAGAAATTGAAGCTAAATGCATGGAAGAAAAATGTTCCACATATGGATTGCAATATTTTATTAAATACGGAAAAATTGAAAACAAAATTACCTTAAAAAAAAATTAATAAAATGAAAAAATGTATCAATTGCGGCATAGAAGTTACCGAGCCAAATAGTAACCTGTGTAATTCCTGTGGGGAAGCCGCCACAGAAGAATGGTTAAACACTGATGACATACTTAACTGGCCAAGAATATCAATGTTCCTGGCTGGAAATCCTGAAAGCATAAGACATTTTCGTATCCCAAAAAAATATAAAAAACAAGTTAATGAATTGACTGACTTTATAGAAAAATGGCAAAAAAGAAAAGAAAATAGATTATAAAAAAAGATGTATGAGAAAAATATAAATAAATTAATTGTATCTATAAACTTATAAAACTTAACAAAATGGAAACAAAAAAAATAATTTACAATGAAAATGGAATTTGGTCATTCTATCCTTCTCCAAAAGTTGATACAGAAGAAATAATGATTCATAAAAATGGCGAAGTATATGAATATTGTAAGACATTAATTGCTTTTGAATCATTTAGAAATCAATTAACATCTCGCGGGCAAACTAGAAAAAACGCCTTAGCAAATAAAAGGAGAAAGTTATTTAATCGTTTCAATGAAAAGACAATTGATATATATATTAATTTTCTTAATCAAATTCGTTTAAATAAAATAAGAAAATTAGAAACCAAGATTGTTCTTATTAAATATGATGGCCGTAAAAAGAATAATTTATTTTCTATTCTTCAAGGCGTACAAATGGCATTAAATGTTGGAGGAATGTCTCCACAATATTATGATTTGGGATTCCGGAGTTACAGATTAGAAAAATAATTTGATATGATAAAAGAAAAAATAAAAGAAGCGCGACTCCTGGCTAAGATTAGCCAGGGTCAGCTTGCCAAAAAGGTTGGCTGTCGTACAGCTACAATTTCAGACCTCGAAAGAGGTGTGAATTCGGTTGGCTCGAAGTTAATAGATAAAATCTTTAAAGAATTGAATATTAAACTAAAATAAATTTATTATGAAAAACCCCTGGTTATTAAATAAATGATTTATTCATTTCATTTATCGGTTTAGGTTAGTTTAAACCGGTTTAATTAAACTGGTTTAATATAGTATTCCGTGTGCCCACTTTGGCTTTTTCAAAGCCATTTAGGTAATAACTACATTTAAATCCTTTACGTGGTTGAAATTCTGCAAAATCACAGCTTTTAAAAATCCACATCTTATTCGCCCATCGAGCTAAGTCTTTTTCATACTGGCTTGGTTTTCGATTGTTTTCAAAATCTCTATAAGGCTGAACAAAAGGAGCAATACCAAGTTCTTTTAATCTGCGAAGTCTGTAAATATCCTGCTCGATAGAACTATTAAAACCTACAAGCACATAGCATCTAATCTTATAAGCAGAAATGTATTTTGTAACTTCTTTTAGTTTATCGGTCAAATCCAGTTCCGGTAAATCCCAAGCTATATGAATGTTTCGTTTTAATTTCAGTTGATTAAGCCAAAAGGCTTGTTCAGCATTCATTATACGAACATCTACACCGCGTAAATTTACTTTTTGATTAGTCTCAATCAGGTAATCAATAGAGCTTTTCCACTCGGGATTAGCTAAAAAGTTATTATCTAATACTTCAATCCATTTACCATTAGGGTTTAAATCTACTGGCTCGTATGGTTTAATATATCCTTCTTTTTCTCGCACTAAGCAAAACGGGCATTTACGAAAGCAACCACGGGAAAGGAATTGCACAGAATATTGATGTTTTGGGTACAGGCTGTAATCCATCAATTTTGAGTTTTCAATCTCGATAGGGAGTTTAGAGCTAATATCATAGCCAGTTCCACCCTTTATTAATTCGCCATATTCTCCCAATCCACCTGCAAAGTCAGGTGAGAAAGTAAATATCTTACTCAAATATGTACGGTCGTAACTGCCTATATCAGCCCATCCAACTGTATCACCTTTTTCTTTGTGATAAGCTGCGATTTTCATTAATGCATAATTCGGAAAGTTATGACCGTCAACATCTGTTAATCCTATTAACATGTTCGTAAAATTTAATCAAAGCATCTTCATATCTTTTTTTTGCACTGCTATTTAAATATGAAATAGTGTTTTTAAATCCAAAGAACTCGGCAATTTCTTTATTTGAGATTCCGAGTTCTTTTTTTAATTCTTTAATGGTCATATATTTCCATTTTGTAATTTGTAAGTTCAGAGAATCTTACATTCCTTTTTAGTGTAATTACATTAATTTTTTCCATCGTATTATATTTTAAATTATTACTGAATTAATTATGAAACAAAAGTAAGTAAATGCTTATTATAAAACAAGTGTTTTTGTGATTTTATTTTATGGCTACGTTTCTGCTTCTATCAAACATCCCCATTGAGTTGCCATAGCTTGTGCAATTCCTTCAAATGTTCGGCTTCGTTCTTTCCATCGGTCGGGTCCAGGAGGTATTTTCCAAATTCTTTGTTCCCTCCCCTCTACAATGTTTGTCGGTTGCAGCTTCGGTAAGTTTTGCAGCCATAAACAAGTAGCCTTTGTTTCACCATGTCCGAATTGCCAGGGCTGTATTATTTGGTCAGGCTTCCGTATATTGCTGCTAATAATGCTTATCGGGTTTTCAAGTGCAATCCGTTCAATTGGTGCATCTAAAAGCAACCGAACAAACTCCAACGCTTCTGCCTGCTCTTTCTGTTTGTACTTAAACCATCGTGCTCCACTAACTGCCAGATGTGTGCAAGGTGGATGTGCTATCATCAAATCCCAGCCATCGCAAAGAATATCCTTAACATCACCTTTGTAGTGGTTGCCAGGTATTTCAGTTTCTAATAAATCACAGCTCCAAGCATCGTGTCCTAATTTGGAAAATACCTCTCGAACTGTTCCGCTATGTTCACAAGCGATTAATACTTTGCTATCGCTCAAAAAAATATTATTACTACTATCGTTCATTTAATCAAAGTTTATCTGTTAATCCGTACGGCTCATATGCCTGTCCAAATCAGCTGATTTTTCAAGGTTTTGGATTAAAGCGTCTAAATTACTGCTTTTTTTTATCATCTGTAGGATTTTCATTTTCGTATTTATACGTTCCTCCAATGAGTTTATTCAGTCGGGGTTTTTTACTGTCCTTTTTTTTTCTTTCCCTTTCAATTTTCTTTGTGTTTTAACATTTTGGATATGGATACAATTAAACTCCAGGTTGTACTTGCTGATATGGATGAAAAAACCCTTCCTGATGGTTCTCAGAAAGTATTTTCAATAAAATTTGTGAAAATGAATGGTGAGTTGGTTTATGTGAACAGGGCTGTTCGGTGTGGGTTGAAAATGGACATGAAAAAAAATGCTTTCAGAGGCATACTCAGAGTTGATAAAGATCTTAAAAAATCTGGGCATCCAACTCCCGTAAAAATATGGAATATCCTGGAATATAACGGAATTAAAGTCTCATTATAATGGCTGAAGTATTATTTAACGATAAAGGGATTCCCCTGGTTGGTTTTGGCAGGAATTATTATTATTCAACTTTTGGTGGGCCTATTAATGCAAGCGGGTCGCCTACAAAACAGGTTCAGGAATCGGATACAGCCTTAACAATTGGAAAACACCAGGTTTCACCCTGGGGTGATAATAATGATTTCCCGGTAACTGCTGATACCAAAATTAATAGTAATACTGTATTATGGTCGGGTCTAAAATATAAACTTCAGTTGTTTATGGGACAGGGAATTTTCCCTTGCAGAGTAACCGGTTATAATCCGGACGGATCGGAAACAATCGAAATGATCACTGATGATTCGGTTAAAAAGTTCATTAGAAGCCGGAAAGTACGAAGATATCTTCAAAATGCTTATCGTGATGTTTTGAAGTTCGGGACAGCCTTCCCGGAACTTATATTCTCAGAAAACGGAAGTAAAATAGTTGGTATTAATACTATTAATGCAAAGCATTGCAGGTACGTTGAAATGAAAAAGGGCATCCTGGAATATGCTATTGTATCCGGGATGTTTACAGCAAGTGGCGGGGAGGTTGCCGGCACACCTGCAGAAAAAAAAGATTATGATGTTTTACCAGTACTGGATATCTACGATCCTGAATCTCACTTAGAACGTTTGAGATTAGCTCGCAAAATTGCCGGTAAAAACTTCATTTATCCCCTCGGAAATTACTTTTCAAATAACGATTATTACCCGACTCCTGATTGGTGGACTGCTTATAATGCCGGCTGGATTGATATTTCTTCAAAAGTGCCTGAATTTTTGAAAGCAGTTTACACGAATCAGATAAGCTGGTTGTGGCATGTGAAGATCCCTTATGCTTATTGGGAGAAAAGATATCCGCTTAACGAATTCAAAGATAAAAAGGAACGCGAGGATCTGATACAGGATGATATGGATCTGATTGAGGTAAACCTCACCGGCACTGAAGGTGCACGCAAAGCCATTTTTTCAATGTTTGAAGTGAACAATCATGGCAAACCGGAGGAACAATGGATCATCGAGTCCCTGGATAATAAGTACAAAAGCGACCAGCAAATGATTGAATCGGCAGTGGCTGATTCGAATATTTTATTTGCAATCGGTGTAAATCCGACTGTTATGGGGGCAGGTCTCCCGGGAGCAGGTCCCTATGCCGGTAAAACAGGTGGCTCTGACATACGGGAATCATTCCTGGTTAATGTCGCCCTGGCATGGCTCGACCGGCAAAATATACTTGACCCGCTTGAAACTATGCTTGAATTTAACGGTGTGAAAGATGTCGAGTTAAGGTTCAGAAATACAATATTAACAACTCTGGATACAGGTAAAGGAACTCAAAAAGTAGTAAGCTAATGTTATTCAAAGAAGAAAATAACACAAATGCAAAAGAAATAAAACAGTATATATCTGTTAATGTTTCAACTAATTATAAAACCCTGAAACCTTATATCGAGGTTGCAGAACGAGAATATATTAAAAAGTTGCTAGGAGATGATCAATATGAAGAACTGACAGACTATTATGCTGAACATGTAGCTTCTGAAGAAAGGCTTGATGACTTGCTTGAACATGTTCAGCGGGCACTGATAAACCTGGCTTATTATCGCGGTTTTCCTATTTTGATTGTAAAAATGAGCGAGCAGGGGGCTTACAGGAATGAAAATGAAAAACAAAAATCACTTTTTAAATACCAGGAAGTTGAGCTTCGGAAAATGTTTAAAAAGGATGGATTTAACGGCTTAGATGCCGTTTTAGAATATCTTGAAACTAATATTGATTTGTTCCCGGAGTTTCAGACTTCGCCGAATTATACGGTATTTAAAAACAACTTCATAAACAAAACTATTGATTTTGATAATATATATGCAATCGGAGCCAGTCGCCTTGTTTTCCTAAAACTTCGCCGGTTTATGAATATCGTCGAAGATTTTAAAATACTTCCACTTATTGGCAGAGATTTCTTTGATGAGTTAAAAACACAAATTAAAGATAATTCACTTACAACTGAAAATTCAAAGGCAGTAGAGAAAATCAAAAAAGCCGTGGCATTTTATTCAATCGAACAGGGATTAAATGAAATTGGCGTTAATATTATTGATAACGGGCTTGTATTTCAAACAAGGGAAGGTGATTACAAGAAAGATACATCGGTTAAAGGTGAGGAATTGAGTGCTCTGAGCAAGTCGGCGAGAGAAAATGGCGAAAAATATCTTGAATACCTGAAAGATTTCCTGCATGAGAATATTGATGATTACCCGATTTACGAAGATTCTGAGCAATATGATTCAACTAACACTACTCATATAAGAGATAATACAGAAAAAAAAATATTTTGGACTTAAAATTATTATTATGGAAACATTAATTCTTATTTCTATCATCACTATTTATTTATTTTTTGATGCTGTTCACGACAAGGCTGTTATAAAATGGGGTGTATCAACTGGTATTGAGCGCATAAAACAAAGCCGTTACTGGCATTTTTATGATGCTTTAATCAAAGGATTTATTTCACTCATTATCTTTTATCTATGGTTTGATAATATTTACGATACGGTTCGCTGGGTTATTTTCTTTGCAGTAATGAGATATGGTCCATTTAGCATAGCCTTAAATTTAATCCGAGGTGAATCTTGGAACCACCGCGGTAAAAATATCCTTGATAAAATTGGTGGGAAATACTGGATTCCCCAAATTCTCCTTCTGGTGTTTTCTATTATCCTACTTTTTTTCGGAGACAAAACAAACTATATTATTGATAATGTTGTAAGCTGGAAAGGAGTAATAGCGTTAATTATTTTTACTGTATTTGGCTTTATAGCTTATAAATTCCATAACAAAAAATAAAGCCATGAGTGATGATTGGAAAGACTATCAGGAGTTTGTACTCAGAGAACTTAACCGCTTGAATAATAACGTTGAAAAGTTAGAGGAAAAGATTGATATTATTTCAACAGATATTGCTGTTTTAAAAATTAAAGCCGGTTTGTGGGGATTAATTGGCGGCGCTTTACCTATTTTAATAGCACTTGCTATTTATTTTTTAAGTGGTATAATTTAATTTTTAGCATGAAAATAAAAAAAGAAATACAAGCGGATGAGGAGATTGCAATAAGAATTGAGGCATTAGAAATTAAAAAGTCTGTAGAGGATTTAGCCGAAAATCAAGTGAATCAGATTCAGAATGAAATTGATGAATTAAAGAAGCAATTATAATGACATTAACAGTAGTATTATCAAACACTAAAATTGATATAATTTCAGGTGATGAAGTTGGAAACACCCTGGAAGAAGTTTATCAGGCTGTTATTGCTCAAGACCCTGCCCGAATGAATCGAACCGGAACCGGCCCTTATATTTATACAATATCCCCAAAAGCCGGACAGGTATATTGTGAGCTAGTAATTTCAAGCGGCGTTAAAATAACCTGTGAACAAAATGATACTTTGCAATGGAGCTGGGGCACTACTAGTAGTACTTACTATATTTTGGATATAACAAGTAATAGTGAGTTAGTAGTTGAAGAAGGATTTACATTTGATTTTGATATAGCTGGAACGCATCGGGGATATGCGTATTTTTTGGGTAAAATTACAATGATAGGTACTGTAAGTAATTATATTGTTCTAAAACACATGAGGTCTGTTTATACTTATGCGTATCAGGATGAACTTTTTCAATATGTAAAATATCAAGATTCGACTTATATATCTGGATACTTATTT